GCCGGTAGCCCAGAACCTTTGCCCATTTGGGTAAAGCAAATCCTGGGTGAGCGAGCGGGACTAAAACAGACAGAGGGAATAGGCAACGTAGTTAACATAGACAATAGACTTCCTACCGTGACAGGTCCACCACTTAAGGCGTTGAAAGAGGTGGGGATGTCGGTCAAGGAATATGATATACTAATTTCTCGCGCTAAGAACAATCTACTTATGCCGCTTGTACTTCGTAACAAGTGGAGGAATGCAGTTGGTCTGGTTGCGGAAACGATTTTACCTATAAGGCCGGATGATTGGGAAGGTCCACCACAGACAAAGTTATTACCAAAGGAGGTATTGCCTGAGGATGACCCTACTTATCGTCAAAAGATCAGAGATTGCATTGCTGGGACCAGCGAATGGGAGAAGACGTTTCCGCCAAGGACGCCTGCTTCCCTAGGACTGCTCCGCCTGCGTATGGGGGACTTGCCCTCCCTGTACCAAGGTAGCAAGTATGACCTGGTTGAGACCTTAAACAAACTAAGATTTATAAACGAGTATGTGATGATGCTAAACATTGCCATTGCACAGATCCTTTTCGCTGACAAGTTAGACTGGCTGGGTTGGTGGGAAAAGCGAGGCGCATTGAGGAGTGCTGCTATCTTTGAGCGTTATAGCAAGGAGGTCAGCATCGCCCTGAAATCATGCGTTTTTGCTGACTGCTACTTGCCCTTTGTTGAGGCGACCGGTCTGTCAGGGTTTCGACTACTTCCTGATCCGGCGTTCGACGTGGTTAAGGAGACAAAGGATGCAGCTGAGGGGTTTGGTCTCGATCATTTCTCTGAAGATGGACTAGCCAAGAAGTGGGGGTGGATGGACTGCGTGGATGTGTTGACCACTGAGCCTAAAGGCCACTCCTTATCGTTCGAAGAGTTCGTGACCGACGCAGGTCTGTGGGCAACGTCAGGGGCATCTAGCTATGGTAAGTTGTTCTACGAGGTGGACGGTAAGAAGGAGAAAACCAAAGCACGTAAACTGATGATACCTTATCTCTCCACACCTGCTACTATCATAGACATTGCTCAGCGAGCATGGAAGTCTGTGAACGTGGCGGTCATCAAAAGCGAACTGTCAAAGATTCGAATTGCCGTCGCTGGTGATCTTGGGTTTTACATGATCTGGGCTTATCTGCACCACCTGACCGGTGATGTGTACGATCAGTGGCCCGGAGTTACACTGGCCGAATCCCCGCGTCAGGAAATCATTCGCTTGTGGAACATGGTCAATTATTCATCCCTAGGTTACACTGGCCTACCTGAGGATTTCAAAAGTTTCGACAAACAGCCAACGGATGCTGAGATCCTGGCCATTGGGCAAAAACTACTTCAGTGTGCGTTTGAAAAAGATCCAGCCATACCTAGATGGTTGGCTCACAATGCATTAAGCGGGTTGGTCACTTCTACACTATCCACTCCAAACAACGCGGGTCCCAAGAACCAGCAGACATTTCCGGTGCATAACCAGTTACCTTCCGGTATTGCCATCACTTCAGCTGTTGGTAACGCGTTCAATTGCGTGGCCAGCGAGAGTGTGATACGGTTGGTTGAGGCTTGGACTAATATGTCCCGTTCAATGTGGATGGTGCATCTTGCACTTCGCGGAGACGACAGCAGTTTCATGGTTAAGTCGGAGTGCTGGGCTATTCTACTAGCTTTCGCTGGTGGGTGCCTGAACTACGTGTATGCTAAGGGAAAGATCGCTGCCATTCAGGGAGCAACAGAACTGCTGCGAGTGCACTTTTCCATTCATGGTGCGCGCGGCTATCCTGCTCGTATCATTCCGTCACTTACGCAGCGTAAGCCGTGGACGAACGAGCCTTGGGATGCTGAGGGTATGGTTCGGGCTTGGTGGGTGACATGTTGCGGGTTGGAACGACGTCGGTGCCGAGGATTATGGTTATGGGAAAAGCTGTCT